CTTCTAAGATCAGATGATGAAGTAATTTATTGTGGTGACTGTGGTGAAATAAATGCAGAGGTTAGAGAAAATGAAATATAGTTTGTTAACAAACAGAAACAAATGTTGACAAACGATTACAGAAGATATATACTATAAGGGTGGTGGTCGACTGGATCGCCACCTCTGAAACACAATCGAAAGGAGAAAATTTAAATGTATACAGAATTTAACAGGAAAAACTTGGGTGACCTTAGAGGTCAACTTACTGAAGTGCTAAATAAATTTGGCAAGGAAGTTGGGATCAAGCTTGTAATAGATGGTGGCATAGGTTTTGACGCATCAAGTGTGAAGATAAAGCTTGAAGGCACAATCGAGGGTATGCAAACTCGTAGCGAAAGAGACCTTGAGTTATACACAGACTACAAGGTGGGTGATACATACGTATCGAACAGGGGAACTAGCAATGCTACTGAGGAGACTGGCACTATTGTAGTGGGCTACGAACCAAAGAACAGATCATACCCATTGATTATTAGAAAACCAAATGGGAAAGAATACAAAACTAACTACACAGCCAGATACAAAATGACAGTACGAGGAGCATAACTAATGAAATTACTAACAAAAGAAATAGAAAAAAAATTACCCAAGCTGTATAGCACAGATGAGCAAGGAAACAATGCAAAAGTTGTGGTGAAATTCTTTCACCCAAGATCAAATTGGACATGGTATGCGACTGAGTATGACCCTGATACACGTACATTCTTTGGGTATGTAGATGGGTTCGAGGGTGAACTAGGTTACTTTAACCTAGATGAACTATCTGAAGTTAAAGACAGTTGGGGGTTAGGTATAGAACGTGACATGTATTGGGATAGCAACACAACACTACGTGAGGTGATGAAGAAATGAGTTCGTACGAAGTAGACTGTGCCTCTTGCTACAAAGCTATTGTAGGACAGGCAGAAGGAATTATAGGTGGAGACATTGATGATGGTTGGATCAATGTAAATGACGTAGTAGAAACATGGTTTCATACAGATTGCATGAGAAAAATATTCAACGTATACGAGAAACACAAGGAGAATAAAAATGCCTGAAAAGTATAATATGCATATAGTAATAAAAAGATACAAATACGAAACACCTAGTGGGTGGGAATGGAGTGAGGAAGTCACATACCATGATAGCTACGAAGATGCAGAGGTGGAGTACGACAAGCAAGGTGCAAGTGATACAGACACAGGAAGGGGAGTCGAAGAACAAGACATAGTAGAAAAGATGATATGTATTCCTAGATTACATCGACACCCTATAGAAATGGAGAATAACAATGCCTGAGTACATTACCATTACATTTGCAAGTGCAGATGTAGAAGATGTAATAGATCGCTTTACAGAAGTGCTAGATAAATTAGGGGTAGAGGTGTGGCATGATGAGGAGAAAGCAAAAGAACTTGAAGTAGATACATTTTTGAAACTAGAAAGGAAAACAAATGCCTAAGTTTACAGTAACAGCAGAAGAAACTATAACCAATGAATATGATGTGATGGCAAATGATATAGAAGATGCAAGTGAACAAGTTAAAGATATGTTTTACAATTCATTTGCATCAAGTATTGATGCTAATACATCTAGTATACAAATTATAGAAGTCGAGGAGAATTAAAATGCCTGAGATTACAATAGATCAAATAGAAAACTGGAAACGAGACTCAGAGATATTATCTGAGATAGATGATAGCTTAAATTCCAATGATGATTGGAATGAACAAGAATTGTTTATGAAACTTCTTGACACATACAACCTACCTCACCCATCAGACCTAAAGTATTACATATGGCAGAGGAAGAATCCAACAGAGCCAAGAGGTGTAAGATCAATAGATGGTAGGCAGTTTGAAAACCCTGAGAAAGATGAAGATGGCAACATTATTATCAGAGATAGTGAAGGTAATATAGTTGAGTTTTAAGGTAGAGAGATCAGTTATATCTATACCAAGAAAAGCTACTCACGAGTGGCTACTTAATAAACATTATGCTCAAAGAATACCAACCTTAGTACATACATATGGAGTCTTTGAGAATGGAGTTATGCAAGGGGTGTGTACATATGGTATACCCCCTTCACCCCCACTTACAACAGGTGTATGTGGAGAGGAGTATAAAGATATAGTGTTGGAACTGAACAGGCTTGTACTAGTCGAGGATCATTCTGAAAACTTGGCATCTTATTTCGTAGCACAAACACTACGTATGTTACCCAAGCCATCTATAGTTGTATCGTATGCTGATACTAGCATGAATCATGTTGGATATATATATCAGGCAACTAACTTCATGTATACAGGGCTATCAGCTAAGCGTACAGAGTGGAGAGAGATAGGTGTTGACACCCATAGTCGTACAATCGTGGGTCAATATACCCACAAGGAAAGGACAGATAATCCTGATAAGTTTGCACAGGTTGATAGACCACAGAAACATAGATACATATACTTTGTAGGTTCTCGAACACATAAGAAACAATTGCACAAATCTCTGAACTATAAGGTTCAACCATACCCAAAGGGAGAAACACAAAAATATAAAAACGATAAAGAAATAGGACAACAAATTACTTTTATATAGGAGAAATAACAATGAGTGAAACACATAAGGAAACAGATAGAGAATACATAAGCAGATTAGCTAAAATGTTTATAGGTCTACTGACTGACTGGTCTCTCTCGTCAAATGGTACTAAGTTTAAAATGTCGAAATACGTTGTATTTGGCAAAGATACCTTCATGGGTAGAGCAGATGTGTACCACACTGTATACGATATGATACTTGGTTACTCAGGTGTTGAACTAGCACCCTTGCAAAATCAAATCATTGAGTATGTTGATGAGGAATTAGGTAAAAAAGTTGATCGAGTAACAGCTTACAGGTGGATTAAAAGAGTTAGGAGTTAGGAGAAAACAATGAGTAATGACCATGATATATCTTTACAGATTAAGTATAAGCATAATGTATACTGTCCTGACCTATGTAACCTGTGTTCACAAGATCGTGAAGGGAGTACAGGCACATGGTAACAGGAGTGATTATGACATACGAGAAAGATAACGCACTAGATGATGACGAGAAGGAGTCGCTTAAGTTTCTGTATAGATACACTAAGAAACTAGTAACGTCATCTGAAAATGAGAAGTTATTATCTGCTGTGGACTACATGATATCCAGAGCAGAATCAGAAGGTAAGCATCACATAAAACATGGAGATAAGTTAACCATGCGTAGTGAATTACTAACAGTAATTAAAAAATTATTTGGAGTAGAGTATGAAGAAAGAACCACAATTTAAAAACGAGAAAGACAGAGAGGTTGCACTCAACTGTTATCTCACCACAGACAGAGCAAAGGAATTATTAAGGATAGCACTGTACGTAGCGATACCCATCATGAAGGCTCAAAGCCCAAACTCTAGCCGTGAAATAAATGCTAGAAAAAGGATGGTGTATAAGGACATGAAGAAAGTGTTAAGTGCCATTAACGAATGGTACAGAGAAACACCAGACGCAACGGAATCGCTAATGGATACATTAAAAGAAAAATATCCTGATATTAAAAAATGGAACATATAAATACATTTGACAACAAGTGAGTACATGTGTATAATTATATGATCCTAGGTAGCATACTCCTTTCTGCTACCAACCGATTGATTCTAGGCTTTGGTGTTTAATTGCCTTTATTCACCAGAGCCTAACAAAAAAAGAGTAGAGTAAGTAACAGTTAACTTTAGTAGACAGTTAACTATAGTATACAAGATAACAGTAACCTATTAACTCTCTCTCTCTAAAGAGAGAGTTAATTATGTTACTAGATAACAATAGATTACAGGGAGATAAAATCTTGAAACAAGAATACATGCCATTAACTGAGTTGGCTACAAGATGGGGAACAACCAGACATTTTCTTTGGAAAAGAGTTAAAGACGGATTGATACCATCGTTTCAGTTAGCAAAAAATAACAAAATATTTATACCTGTTGAATGGATAGACAAACAGGAGAAAGGGTCAAAGATAAATTGATACCAGTAAACCATAGAGAAATAGTACATGCAACCATAGACTCGATAGAGGCTACTATGGGCAAGGACATGCAAGGGCAATACACGATTCCACAATGGAAGATAGGTGCAACATTCCAAGGAGAACCATCAATTAAAAAACCTGATGGCAGTTCTTACAAGTGGTCAACATATGTGCAGACATTAGGTAAGTCCAAAAAGAACTGGGGATATCCTGCCCAAAACGAGTGTCCTGAGATATTCAAAGAATATGCACAAGAGCCACACAAACACCTACCTGCACCTGTTACGTTGTACGTAGGAAGGGGAGACAAGAAGGATAAGAACGAATCCATACCTGATGAGCAGTTACAAAATGCTTGGGATTACCATTGGTACTTGTTGCCACCTTACTTTGATAGAGAAGGCAAGGCAGTACAGGAAAGTAGACCACCAGTTGAGACTGTAGCTGAACAGGAAACTATGTCTGCGTTACACAGTACCTCTGAGGTGGAAGAAGAACCACAGGAAATTGACG